CGAGCGCGGACGAGCGTATGTACAGGAGTTGTATTTCTGTACGGCTTGTGATAACATCGCAACCACTGAGGAAGTTAATCAAATAATTGAGGAGCTATTACATGAGTAGCATAGAAAACGCAGAGGAACGGCTATACATTTTGGAGCGCTGTATTGCTCATTCGGCCTCGCTTACTGCCTTCGTACCTTGTGCACAAACAATCGTCTTCGGAGACATCCAGGCGGCACGACTCGCTGCGTTTACCCACTGTCAGTCTGACAACTACCCACAATCCGAGGAGAGCTACGATGAGTAACCACCAATATGACCTATTCCTGGACCATTGCCTTGACGACGCTATAAGCCAAGTGGACAGCCTAATCGAGCGCAACGGACAACTAGTGCTGAAGTACGACGACATGATAGACCGCATTACGCGGCAACTAATCGAGCAGAGAGGAGACCGTGAAGCGTAAACAAACCAAGAACAAGCGGCGTAACTTTGTACACAAGTACATGCAGCGCCTTTACCGGCCTAAGACTTTCCTTGATCGTAAAAAGTCAAGCAAAAGAGGCCATGAAAAGCACAAAAAAGGAGACTTAGACCATGAGTGATGAATACTCCGGAGACATCGACGTCACCGACCCTCCGGAAAAACTAGCCCTTGAACTAGCTGACCACGAGTTACAAATGATGCCTTGGTCGGAAGTCGTAGTCCTAGCTAGACAATGGATAGTACACTTCCTACTGAGATTGCCCGAGGACGTCCTTAGGCAGCGTCACAAGGACTTGTTTGACCCGGACGTAACTTACCACTAATAGGAGATAAACGATGCGCTGTAGAGCTTGTAACGTGCTTTTGGAGGACGTAGAACTTAAACGCAAGGATTCAACGGGGGAATTCCTGGACTTATGCAACACCTGTTACGGGGAAAGCAACAGGGCTTTGGCGGACTTCGTGTCCGACGTAGACTACGACGAAGAACCTTTGGAGGTGCTACTTGACATTAACTTAACATAGCCCTTTACATTTACAACATTAGCTGGTATAATACTAAGTATACTAAGGATAATCTAATTATAATCTAAATAGTAAGACTTAGAATACTAAGGAGACTAAGACATGTCTAAGAGCAAAGACACGAGAGCCCTGGTTTGGTGGTACTTGGATGGATGGAGACCAGCCGTGATCTTGAGTAGGGGTAGGAAGAAAATGAAGCTAGTGCTTCTGGACGGCAAGGTCAGAATCAGGATGGCCCCGTTGGAGGAGGAGCGCCACATGCGCCCCATCGACAACATCTCCGTTAAGAAAGCCCTGCGATCTTTTCGGGAGTCCTACAAGACGTTTAACCGTGTTCCCGTCTATGAGGACATTGGCGAGTTCAGAGTCCTCGTCGGCCATCGACTTCCCAGGATGTCGAAGGCATTGAAGACAGCACTGAGGGTAGCACAACGATGAGTACTAAGAACGGTAAGGCGGCGCGGAGCCTAAAGACCCTGTACGGGGAATTGGCTAGACTGACGGCCCTCCGAAGGTCCACGCGCGGCGTGTCCGCTATGGCAATGTTTGACGAGGACATCGCAGACATTGAGGAAGCTATTTCCGAGTTTGAAAGAAGAGGAGACGAATGATAATGTACTTAATTGTTTTAAATGACTGGAAACATAACCGAGACTTTCACATACTCCCAAGCCTAACAATTAGCACGTTCCAGGACTGGGACATGTCCTTTGCTTTTTTGGTGTGGAGAATAACGTGGGTTGTCCGAGAAATCAAAGGTGTCCGTAGGAGAAAGGGGAACTAACATGGAGCGCGATTGGGCAATTATTAAATGGTTCTTGTTAGTAGTGTTCCTGTCCTACATAATAATCTACACAGTGGAGGCAATGTAGACTATGAATCCTGGACAGTTCAAATTGATGTTAGATGAAGTTCGTATCGTGCTGAAAAGCAAGGGATTGTCTGACTCAGAAATAGCAAGCGGTGTTATGGAAATTTTAGATACCAAATTATGTGTGGGAGCGAAAGCACTTGACAAGTACAGACCACTCCCCTATAATAATAATGTAACTGGCAATTAAAGGAGGAAACCTATGCCAATCATCGAAGGAACATTAGCCTTTGACAACTTAGTCATCCCGGACAAGTTCAACGATACAGCGGACCCAACGTGGGGTGTGGTCCTTAACATAACGGAGGAAGACGCCGAGGGGCTACGTGACCAAGGCGTACAAGTAAAGTACTACTCCAACGGAAACGGAGAGGACACCGCACAACGGAAGTTTAGTACGAAGTACGAAGACTCTTTTAAGGTTGTAAATGGAGACAACGAACCACGAGGAGGAAAGTTTATCCCTAGAGGTTCCTTAGTCAGAGTCCAGTACAAGGCTGACCCGAAAAGGAAAAGCCCAACAACCGGAGTACCCACGTTTCTTCAGTTCGTCAAAGTTCTCGAAGAGACGGAGGGGCATACGATTGAGGAAGGATTCTAAGTTCCTACAGCATGAGCCCTGCCCTAGCTGTGAATCCAGTGATGCCTTGGCCCGTTATAGTGACGGGTCCGGGCATTGCTTCAGCGCAGGCTGTGGCTATCATGAACATGGGGAAGGGGAGGACGAGGCAAGGGCTGACTCCTCCTCTTATCCTTCTTTTTTAAATAGGAGGAAAATGGAAATGACAGGAGTTGTTGCGGACATCCCGGACAGACGTATTTCTCAGGCTACGTGTAAAAAGTTTGGCGTCACCGTAGAGTACGACGAGAAGGGGGAAATATCCAAGCACCACTATCCGTACTACTCCCTAGCAATAGGCGCAGGCGGGAATGAAATAGTGGGTAAAAAAATAAGGACGGTCAGCACTAAGTCTTTCTTTGCGACGGGGGAAATGTCTTCAGGGTCCGTAGGATTCTTTGGACAGAACACCTGTCAAGGCAAGGGAAAGTACCTGACCATCACGGAGGGGGAACTGGACGCCCTAGCAGTCAGTGAAATGTTCAGTAGGAAGTGGGACGTTGTGTCCTTACGTGCCGGAGCAGCGGCGGCGGACAAGGAAATCAAAGAACAGTTAGACTGGTTGGAGAACTACGACCAAATAGTCCTGTGCTTTGACAACGACAAGGCGGGACGTGTTGCTGTGGATTCCGTGAAGGATTTGTTTAGCCCGGACAAGCTACGTGTCTGTTCCCTACCCCTGAAGGACGCTTCGGAAATGCTCCAAGCGAACAGGGTCCAGGACTTTAACACGTCTTGGTGGGCGGCCAAGTCCTATCGACCGGACGGTATTGTGCCTGGGTCTGAGACGTGGGAGCGGATCACGGACAGGATGAAAGTCAAGGCTATCCCCTACCCCTGGAAAGGACTAAACTACTCCACCAAAGGCTTCCGACCGCGAGAGCTAGTGGTAATCACCAGCGGCTCAGGCATGGGAAAGTCTCAGATAGTACGAGAGCTAGAACATTATCTTCTGAAGACAACGGAGGATAACATTGGCGTCCTTGCATTGGAGGAGGACATATCTCGGACGGCCTTGGGCATCATGTCCATTGCCGCCGACTGTCCTCTGCATCTACAGGAAGACTTGGACGCTGAAACGGTCAAGCCTTTTTGGGATGAAACATTAGGGACTGGCCGTTACTATCTCTTTGACCACTGGGGGTCCACTTCCGAGGCCAATCTTACCAGCCGTATTAGGTACATGGCAAAGGCCCTAGACTGTAAGTGGATTATTCTTGACCACCTGTCCATCGTCGTGTCCTCTCAGGAAAACGACAACGAACGGAAAGCCATAGACGCCATAATGACTAAGCTAGGTACGTTAGTACAGGAGCTAGGCATTGGGCTGTTCTTGGTGTCCCATCTAAGACGAACGACGACCGGCAAGGCACACGAGGATGGAGGTAGAATATCCCTCAGTGAACTAAGAGGGTCCGGAGGAATAGGACATGTTTCCGACGTCGTGATAGGCTTGGAAAGAAACCAGCAGGACGACGACACCGACAAGAGAAATACAATGTTGCTCCGTGTCCTGAAGAATCGCTACTCCGGCTTGACTGGTCCGGCTTGTCATTTAAAGTACGACCCAGCCACCGGACGCCTAGCGGAATGTGCTGCCCCTTCGGAGGTAGACGATGGTTTCTAGTCCTTTGGTTGTCCTGGACATAGAGACGGACGGCCTGGACCCAACCAAAATATGGGTTGCCGTCACTAAGTCCCTGCCGGACGGGGAAACGGAGGTACACTACACCCCTGCTTCCCTT